TTTCCAACTCCAATACCGACTTTACCTTGACCTGTAACAACTAGAGCGTCAGTTAAAGTATTAAGTGTTGCATTACTACTTCCACCAGAAGGTGATGTCTTAATACGTAAATATCCACCTGAAGCAGAACCAGTAGATGCTCCACCAGCAATGATTAAGTCAGATCCAGAAACGTCTGTACCACTAGCATCATCTCTACCAACCTTACCAGTAACAGATAGTGTGGTAGCTACAGATGCTGCATTGAAATTAAAAGTACTTGTTCCATCTATCTTAGATGGTGTGATTGCACCGTCTTGAATAACAGCAGTTCCAACAGCTTCCAGTCCACCAGTAGAACTTAGTTTCTGAGTAGTAATGCTGTTGTCAGCTAGTTTTAACGTAGTTATTGCACCATTTCTGATAGTAGAAGTAGTGACCGCCTGGGTACCAACTCCGCTATCTAGCTTTGAGTCACTAACCAGCCCATCGTTCAAACCAGTTCTTCTGATTCTTGTTAGAGCCATTGCTTTAGTCGATTCCTATGTGAGTATTTATAGTTTTGAAAGCACCTCTTTTAAAAGTGCTTTCATCTCATCTATTTCTTGCTTCAGATGAGTTAAATCCTCAGCATTCGTTGTAGATTGAAGAGCTAGTGCTCTTTGCCTCTTATACGCTTCAAAAGCATTCTTATCGGTATTGACTACAGCACCAGTCAGAGAATCTTTGTTTAGATTTGGGTGACCTGTAACTTTCATCTATCCGCAAAATACCTTTCAATCACTTGAAGTCTCTCATCCCATTGTGCAATCATATTGATCTCAGTTTCCATAGCACCCAAGATATCGGAATGCTCTCCAATACCAGCAGGGTTCTGTAAATATATTTCAACGTTAGCTTTGTGCTTCTCAATTTGACCTTGATAGTAAGCACGTAAAGCGTTAATAGTGTTTGATCTTGTAGACATAATTAGAAAGTTGCAATTGCACGGAGATCTCGAATTCGAGGAGGTAGAGCAGGGTTTCTACTCTTCATTATTATTTTAATAGCAAATGAACTAAATTCCTTCAATCCTGTTACAGAATAGTTATATTCTCTAAAGTCTGATTGAGACTCAGTAGTTGGAGAGAAATTAGTACCACTAGAAGGTGTGACCTCAACGTCTGGAATTCCAGTAGCATTGAAGTATTCCCAGTTGATATCCTTGAAGTATATCTGTTGAGATGACCTCTTAGTCTTGAACATCACAGTAACATCATCAATCTCTTGTAGTGCAGCATTCAATACAAGGTTAATACTATTACCAGGATTGTCGATTGAAATTTCCTTTGTAACATATGTAGCTACGTTAGAGGAGTTTTTCAATCTGTCTGGTGTGTAAAGGTAACCATATGATGTGTAGATGTTCTTAATGCTGACGGGAACTTTAAAACTCTCGTTGATAATAGAAACACCACCTTCATATAGTCCATCAGATACAGCACCTGAACCAATTAGATCACTCTTATCAAAGGATGAATCATTTGATGTGAAGATTAATCTATAGTTTTCTTGGTTCCAACGTGTTACAGCACCTGTCTTAAGATCGGCACTATTAGCAAGTTTGGTTCCTGGTACAACATTCAATTGTGCTAAAGGTAGCGTACCAGTAATCTTAATTGGTTTAACTAAGTTAAGATTACCTGAGGCAGCACCTGTAGTACCAGTGTCACCATTCAGGTCACCATTATAAGTAGAGGATCCACCAAACTCGATTTCTTCACCAAGAACAAATCCATCACCTTCGGTAACTCTTACATACAATTCACCAGGATTGCTAGAGTTATCCCAATAAGATAAGATTGCTCTAGTACCTGAGGTTTTTCCTTTAATAGTCTGACCAATACCATTAGTAACTTCCAATGCAGCAGATGTTCCTAAAGTGCTAGGACTACCAGCACTATCCATCAAACGAAGAATTACTGTCTTATGTAATTCTACTTCTTGTATCTTTCTACCGTATCTGTCTTCATTACCAGAAGAAGCTTCAACACGGTTATTTGTTAATATAGCCTTAGGATTCTTTAGACTAATGATGGGTGAAAGATTAGCATTGTGAGTGCTAAGAGTTGCGGTAAGGACAAACGATTTTTGACTGTTAAGTCTACTACTGAATAATTTTTCATTAAGTTTAGATGCTACAACTCTTTGAGTTGGGAAATAGTACTCCTTGTTAAGAATAACAGGTAGAGGAGAATCTGGAGTATAGTCAACAGTAGTTACAGCAGAATCGAGTGGTTTAACTAGAGTAGATGTAACTGTAGTATCCAACATAGTAGTTGGGAAATCTAGAGAATCTACTTTAAGTAGTGCTTTTTCAAACTTGGTCTGACCTAATCCTTTAACGTTAAGGCCACCACCAATTACACTACCACCTGCTGTTGTGGACATCCCAACAGTATAGAAATCAATACCAGCTGATAAGACTGAGAAGATTTGACGATTTAAAGCAGTAGCAGAGAATCCACCTACAGCTGCTGAATCTTTAAGAGCAACGAAGGAACCCGCATTTAGACCGTGATTTCTATGTAAGACTTTGATAACTTTATTGTTAGCAGCAAACAAATTACTGGTAGTGATATTAGCACCAAGAGAATTTGTTTCAATAGGATTAGCTTGAAGTGGTTCATATCCCTGATCCTTATTGACTAAGTTGATGACACCACTCTGAGTAGTATCAAACTGTGCCATATAAAGATCGAACTTCAAGTCCTCATACTGGTTCTCTGTCCAGAGGTTAGAGTTCTGGGACTTAAATAGAGATCCAAGTAAAGGTTGTGTGGTAACAGTAGAGTTAGAATTAATTTCAGTTTCACCCAATCTAGAGATAAATGTTTGATAGATTGTGCTGTTACTTTCTACAATTACAGCATACTCTCTATCATTCTCTAGGTAGATAGGATATTGGAAATGGAACTTAGTAGGAATAAGTGCTTTATCAGATGTAGCAACACCCATTCTTACAGCAGGCTTAGTAATCTTAAGCACTGCCCTACCTTCTGCAAGTTGAGTTGCAGCAGCAGATACAATCAATACACTAGGTGCAGTAGTATACTCACTACCACCTAAAGTAGGTTGTATTTCATATACCTTCTGATCAGTGATCTGTGGAACAGCAGTTGCAGTAATACCGCCAGGTAATTGAGGAGACTCAATTGTGACAGTTGTAGAACCTGCATATCCATCACCCATATCATCAACAACAATCTCTGAAATGTATCCAGAGTCAAGAACGATTTGCATCTTAACGATGTCATCACCAGATCTTGAGTTGTTAGCAACAGTTAGAGAAGTGATAACTAGTGGTTCACCAGCTATGAAATCTTCTTTGTTGTGATCTCCTAGGATCAAAGTATAAACTTGTGATGTACCTAAGGTATAAGTGTCATTGACTACAGGTACTGGTTGATTCTGAGAATCAAGTACACCAATCAACGGACCTTGAGCATTAGAAGTATCACCTTCAATAATCTCATCCTTAAGTAATGTATGACTACCACTAGTAATGACTCTAATATAAGTATTAGATTCCATTACAGAAATAGAACCAGGAAGAATATTCTTAGTTGGTCTACCTGAGATAGTATCAGATAATTTAATAGTAACGGGTAGTGAAGGATCTTTTGCTGAGAAGTAAAGATCAACAGATGATACCATCACACCACCATCAAAACTCTCAACACGGAATGTCTGTGCTAGAGGGTCAGATACACTAACATCTGGATTTAAGATGTTCTCAGTATACTGAGTACCATCTACCTTATCAGCAGTATCAATATCTTCTAAAGCAATAATATCATTTGGAAGTGGTTCATATGTACCACTAGCTTTAAAGGTTACAACAGCGTGTGATTCAGGACTTGCAGCATTAGTATTGCTACTAGTGAATTTAATCTTCTTATCACCTAATGGGAAACGCAATCCTTGAGCATTAGAATCCCATTGTATTGAATCTAGATCATCTTCATATTGTGTTCCTTTAGTTGGCTTTCTACCTGAAGGTATTAGAATAACACCAGTAGCTGCACCAGTATCATCAGTAACTAGAGTATCACCCCAGTTTCTAAGAGATGAACCAGGCATTCCTGAATAGTTACGATCTGGTACTAGGTAATCGGAAACATCTAATCCATCGATGAAAGGATAAATCCTAGTATTAGGTTTCATCCTACGTAGATGGAATTGAATATATTGTTCGGCAACGTATAATGTAATAGCGGTACTGATTGTTTGCTCACCAACAGTAGTTGAAGACTGTTGAAGTGGAACCTCAGTATTCTGTGCAGCAATGTTAGAACTACTAGATGTTGTAGCCAGTACAACTTCAGATTCTGGTAGATCAGGTGCATCTGAACTTAGAGAATTAACATTACTAAATTCTGTGCTACTACCTGTAACTGCTAATTGAGTTACATTGTGTATTTGAGATAATGCACTATTTCCATCCTCATAGATTTCTAATGGATCTAGAGTTTGGTTGTCATTGTTATTGATAGATGGTAAAGCATACTCATCAAACCAAGGATCAACGTTTGGAGTGATCTCTACGGTTCCCTTATAGTTGAATATAAGGAATGGGTTAACAACAGTTGTATTTGTAGCAAAGATGTTCTGACAGAGAATAGATTCTGTAAATGGAAGAGTTACTACACCGTGATTAACAACATAGTTGGAAAGAGTACGTGCTGTAGATGAAGCATCTTTTTCTACTAGAGATACAGTAGTTTCATTTGATTCTGGACGTAAAGTACCACGTGTTAGATCTAGTGCTGCTTTATAGTCAACAGAATTAATATGAGATAATGTATAACTTTCAAAATTATCTACGACAAATCCAGACTTGAATCTATCCATTCCAGTCTGACCGTCTTTAATTTGTGTGTTTAGAGCACCTTGCTCTAGAACAGATAGCATTGTATAACGCTCAAGACGTTCAACTTTCTTTTCGAGTTTATGGATATCACGCATTGTGAATCTCTTATTCTCTACTGGGAAGATCTTGATCTTCTTAAGGTTGTTTGTAAATGCAGGTATGTAAATCTTAAAGACTTTAATAGCCTCATCTAGACTTACTGAAGATTGTGGGTTTGTAGAACCAGCACCTTTCTTAACTGAGAAAGTACCATCTTTCTTTAGATAGACAGTATCGATGCGATCAACATAATAAGAATAAGCACAACTAAAGGTAAAAGGTGTTCCAATGCTAGTTTTAGTGTCAGCAGGAAGAGCAGCACTAACACCACCTTGCGTATAAATTTCAGAAACATTTGATCCAGGATCCATTACAGAAGCGTTCACATAGCCAGGAATACTAGCTGAGGTTCCGACCAAAGGACGGAAATCAATAACATCAGCAAGACTCTTCTTACCGTGTACTAGAGATGTGACTTGTGGAATGTCATCATATATTACACCATTTTCGTGTAGATATGAATCAACTGTAAAGAAGTCTCCTTCGGAGTGTTTGAAGTAATCGAAACCAATTACTAATGTACCAGTTGGGATTCTGACTCCAGGCTTTCTAATAAGTGTTGATGTGTCATATAGGTTATCCCTTTGACCATCATCAAATAAGAAGAAGTCTGTAATATCTGTACCAGTGTTACCTAGAATGTTTCCATTTTCATCAACTGTAGGTGCAATTCCAGGAGTACCCTCATACACATATAGTAGCCTAAAAACGTCAGAGTAAGATTTAACTTGACCAGTTGGGTTATCATAATCATCACCTCTTATTGGAATAATATCATTATCTAAGTCAGCAGTAATAGAAATTCTCTTACCCTTAGCTGCTGTCTTTAATTTTGGTTTTGCTTTAGTAGTTTCAATAGTAGTATTGATCTTCAATCTCATACCAGTGAGTTGTAGTCCACCAGATTGCCAGAAATAGTTCTCAGGAAGTGTAACTGACAATGCACCAGCATTGTTAGAAGATGATCCAGAGGTAACTTCAACCATACTTGAATCTAAGTATAGCAAGTCACCATCTCTTACTAGATCACCACTACTATTATTATATCTTACAGTATCAGTACCAGCATTGTATACCTCAATGACATAATCACCTTGGCTAAATGGTACGAACTGCTGCTGACCATAATCTAGCTGTGCAGCAATACTAACAGTATTATTTGAACCGTCAATAGTTACGTTCTCAATAAATTGTCTTCTAGAGTAGTATGTAATACCACTATCATCATCAGAAGCAACAACTGAGGAAATCTTAGAGTTAGCTAGTGGTAATATAAGTGTTGACTTACCAGAGTTTTCGATCTTTGCTCTAACACGAGTGATAGTATTAGATGGGAAACCTGCTATAAGACGTTGTTTGAAATATACTCTACCTGGTCTATCAGTTGATGGGTTACAAGCTCTAGCAACTTCATACTTATAAGTAACACCATCTACAGTGATTTGTACAAGATCATCTTCTGATAACTCATCACCAGGACGTGCTGCATAGTTTGTTGCCTCAGCATAATCAGTATCTGCCTTACCAGAATAACCTAAACTATTGGTAATAGTTTTTAGTTCTGTAGAATCTGGTTCACTATACTGAATATCACCAGTAAACTTCTTACTGGTCACACCGTGAAGCATACCAACAGAACGAATATCTTCTATACCAAAGTTCTGAATAGTATCTGTATAGAGAACAGCTCTAACATATGCATTCTCATCACCAGCACTATGTGTTCCACCAGTGTCTACAACTTCTAGTTGAGGAGGAACATCAAATGTATCAAGTATCTCTCTTCTTCCTAATTCTGTCAATCTAACATTACGGATGTAATCAGATTGTCCATTAATACCATTAGAACCAATATTTCTAGCACAAACAATGTAGTTACTTAGATATTGTCTGTCACCAACTTTTAATTCTAGGTTAGCATCAGCACCATAGTTCTCTCCACCATAAGGAACTACAAAATGACTAATACGTCCATTGACTGCAATAACAGCAGACTTCTCACTATTATCAGCATCATATATTTCTTCTCCTTCTACAAATGCACCAACAACATTCGATAGCATAAGAGTACTACCAGCAGATAAAGTTGCATTCTCAGGGTCATTCTGTCCAACAGATAAACCACCTTCAACTACAGCAGTTGTACCACTGATAGAACCAATGATGTTACCACCAGTTTCAAAAGCGTGATTTCCTGTTAATTTAAGTTTCGTGAATAGGATTGGGTTTGTATATGACAAATCAAAAGTACAATCCTGTGCACTTGAAGATGCTATAACATTAGCAGTCTTATCAAATCCATTAGGTGCTTTTCTAAACTTAAAGTCTCTAGCTATAGCACGACCAATAATAGGTGTCATTGGTACTGTATAGTCTAGGATCATTCCATAGTATGTACTACCACTGTTATTACCATATAGTGTAATACCATTCTGTGAACCACCACCAGAAGCACCTAGTTTAACTGGTCCTTGTGATTGGTAAGAAGTGTGGATACTATTTAATGTTGAAATAGACGCTCTAAGAATAAACTCTTGAATAACGTGAGTAGGATTACCACCACTATTCTCATTCATTCCACCAACAGCTACATCACCATTCCAAGCAAGTGAACCATCAGTATCCATATTGTAATTGACGTTAGCACGTGCAGCTATAACATCAACTGGAGAATATGTTGAACCATTATAATGATATAGAGTCTTCTTAACACCAGTAGATAATGCTCCATAAACAATATCAGTTATAGTAGAAAGATCAACTGGATCACCATTAGAAGGAGGTGCACCTGGATATACCCAGACAGTCATCAATCCTTCATCGTTATTATAGATATTTCCCCTTAGGTCTGATACAGAATATACACCATTAGAACCATTACCGATACCATTAACACCTAAGAAAGAGTCAATAAATTTACGATATAGATCTACTTTCTTAAAGGGAGTTGCCTCACCATCAGAAGTAGTGCTTAGAGGAGCAGAACCTGCAACTCCACGAAGAGGAATACGAGATAAACTTGATGCATACAAACGAGTTGTATCACGATCCTGTGTTGCCTTTGCCTTATCTAATTCTACGTACTTGGGTTCTGTGTTCTCTACTTCATAACCACGAATATATGCCTTACCTGGTCCTAAGTTTAATACTAGTTTGTTAGCAGCATCAGCAGTAGTATGACCATTAACTAGACCATCAGCATCTGGTTGATAGAATCCACTACCATCTGCTTTGTAATATTCTTTAACATCTGATGTGAATGCCTTAACTACGTAGTCTCCAGACTCATCATATGTTCTTCTAGCTAGTATCTCTTCTATTTGACTAGGTGCAGTTTGTTTAATCTGCCTCTGAATCTTACCTTGCTGTAGATATACTAACTGTACAAAATTCTTATTTGAAGGTTCTTCAATTTGAAACTTCTCTAGAGTTAAAGTAATCTTTAATCTATGTGCACCTGGTGCAGAGAAATTAGAATAACCCTGTGCATTATCCTTGAGGGATATATCATCCTCAGGAGTAATGATACTTTCTGTAATAGACCAACCAACTTTAAATGAGGTGTTAGTTGAATACTTCGATAGAACTAGCGTCTGAGCGTCGTTCTGAACGAAATGACCATTGATAAAGTAAATACCTCTTTGGACGTTTACAGCAGATCCATAACCCATTGCAGCACTGTCTGAGGGTTTGATGCCATCAGAACCTACTACCAATGTAGGATCATTATCTGTAGTTGCGTTTTCTAGTTTAAGAGATTCACCTTGACGGAACTTAACGTCAATATTATCAGAACCTGAACTGATATACTTAACGAAGATCGTATCTGCATCTAGTGTAGTTTCATAAGCATAGTTATCAACAAATGCCTTAACACCAGAAGTCTGACCGACAAGTACCTTGCCGACCAGTTGGGATATATTATACTTAACAAAATTAATTTGCCCATCTACACTTTGAGCAACTTGAGAGACGCTACTTAACTTGACATATTCATAAGTGTCTGTGTATGACACTTCACCAGGGATCACCATCTGACCCTGTTTGAACATACTGTTACCAACTGACTCCAATTGGCTCTGCAACATAGATTGCAGTTGAGTCAGTTCTCTTGCTTGGATAGAATATCCTGGACGGAAAAGTATCCTGTAGAAATTCTTCCCCGCATCAAAGTCGTCGAAATACGGGGTTCTATTCAGGTTAGTATTTTGTGGCATCTCTTAAGACTCTTTAATTAGAACTCGACTACGAGCTTGATATCTTCAATCTGGTCAGAAGCACGAGAGATAGCACGACGGTTCTCAATGTAAATGATATCGCCTGAGTTTTTCGCAATTTCAGCGTTAGCTACGCCACTTGAGAAAACTACACCGCCATCTGTCTGTCCACCAGGAGTGTTATATGTACTATTTACCGTAGCAGTAGAAAGTGATCCTGCACCAGAAATAGCGTCGGAACCGTTACTGAATGGATAAACAACACCATTATGGGTGTGACGATCAGGAGACTGGAAGTACTTAACGATGTTGTATGTTACACCATCAACAGTTCCTTTCCAAGAAACAACTGTACCCTTAGCAGTTACGGATGAACCACCAGAGGTATATGTCTGAGAAATTTCCTCGTCAACAAAGAAATCTCCAGAAGGACTTTGTACCTTGAGTGCACCAGTTGCACTTAGGTTATCAGCAGTAGCAAAGTCTGTAGTACCGTAGTTGTATGGGTCACGAAGTAATCCAATACGACGGAAGTCATTATCTGTTGGGAAGTCACCTTCTCCTTCATCATATGTTAAACGAGTGTTAATCATAACTCGCTTACCACCCAACTCTTCAACTGGGTCAGCACCGTGTCCACCCTGAGGAGGAATGATAACTTCGAGAGCACCACCAGTTGCGTCACTGTTAGCGTCAATGTTTGAAGGAGTTGTTAGACCAGTATCACTGTATACATCACCTAAGTTAATAGATGCATATGTATAGTTAGTACCAGCTGCCTGTACACTTGCTTCTGCAATTGCACCAGAATCAACTACAAGTTTAGCGATTCCAGCAGAACCATCACCCTTAATTGGAGTGTAGTAAGTACCAGCATCATAGTTAGTACCAGAGTCTGTAATGAGAATAGTGTCGATTGCACCGTTAACAGCAGCAGAAGTAACAGCAGCTTCTTCAATAATTGGAAGGAAGTCAGTTGATAAGAACTTCAATACACTGTCAGTTGGGATGGTGTACATATACTTCCAAATATATGGACGCTTACCATCAGTTCTGAATCCTGGGTTACCAGCATCTTCTGGTTCGATGAAGATACCAGAGATAGACTGAACCTTAGTAGGTTCTGTAACTGATACTACACCGTTAGGATCTGTAGGAGTTTGACCGTTATATACACACTTGAAAACCTCATAGCTGCTATTCATCACATAGAATGTGGAAGCAAACAATGAGGTAGCACCAGTCGCAGTAGTCTTAGCACTAGAATAGTCGGGCTTGTACATATCGTACACTGTGTTAGCACCGAAGTTGTAACGCTTAACCACGAATGTTAAATCATCTTTCTTAACCCTCTTAAGTGAGATCATATCATCGTAGATCTCGAACTTCTCTTCTTGAGAGTCAAATGGTTGTGTAGGAACGTTTTCGGATCCAGTCCTCCACACACCAGCCTTAGCAGTAGCACCACTACCATTACCAGTTACAGTAGTACCAGGAACGAAGTTAGAGTTCTGACCCTGTGTACCATTGACACCAGAGAGTAGAACAGAATTAGGGAATACTTTTTCGACTGTACCATATACAGAAGCACCACCAGGATATGACGTACCTTGATATACAACCTCACCTACTTGGAAAGTATTATTGATTGCGTATAATTCTAGGTATGCACGCCACTCTTGCGGTCTTCCGATAAAGAAGTAGAGTCTTGTACGTTGGGTACCTGCCTCAGCCGCTGATTCCTCAGCTGGTGTGGAGGTTGTTGGTTCAGATAATGCCTCGACGAACTGTTGGGCATTATGTATCCTGAACAGATCAGTGATAATAGCAGACATTGTTTTCTAAAAGTGTTTCTGAGACTGGATCCGAAAGTTATTTATATTTATAGATCTAAATCTGCGGTGATTATATAGTCACCTGCGACATAGGAGTCAGTGTTGGCATCATTGAACCACATTAATCTGACACCATATTGATCTGATGTCATATTTGTCGAGTCAGCCATATAGATACGGATTATCGTCGTGGCGGTTTGTGCATTAGCTGGAATATTTTGTGTTATTGTATTCCAACTGGTGTAATTCGCTTGACTGTAGGTCACTACTGACCCAATATCAATGAATGTAGTTCCACCATCAATACTGTAACTTAGCATCAAATCGTTAACTGCGGATCCTGGTGCATTACCACCATTACTCCCGTCACCACGAATCGCACTAAATGTTACCGTATTGTATGTAGTCAAGTCAGTAGGAGCAAATGTTGCGGATCTAGCTCCACTTACACCTGAGAATAAGAGATAATTTATGTTGGAAGCAAAACCTCCTGTACCTGTACCTGTACCACCTGCAACGACTGATGCCCCTACATTAGTAGTACCGAAATCATAAGCACTAAATCCTTTTTCGACTACACCTATTGGATTGACACGTGTACACCCAACAAAACGATCGGCAAATGCTTGTGTATACGTAATCTTCTCTCTCTTATCTTGATCATTGGCACTTCCAATAATTAAACTACCTCCACTAGCAGGGAATCCAGCAGTAGATGTAACAAGTAAAGTATCTGTACCATTTGGATTATCCAAAGCAGGATACTTTAAAGTTGTACCAAAATGTATTTTTGATCCTTGCATAAAGTTGAAATCATTGGTATCACCAGGAGCTACAACTTTAGAACCAGCAATTTCAGCATTTTCAAAATCACCAACGGCAAGGGTAGGATAGAAATCAGAGAAGAATCCAATAGTCATATCACCCATAACGTAGTTAATAGTATTTCCTTTACCATCCACATAAGAACCAGTGTTATTAGTGGTACTTTGAGGTTGGATTTCAAACTTGAAACTTTCTAGGTACTCTAGATGAGGACCAAGAAGGCCAGGACTGAATGTATCCTTACCAATCAATGAATCAACTAAATTACCAGCTTGTCTCTCAAGACAACCTGACTGAGCACTAATCTTAGTTTCTGTCTTTTTATATTTCGATAAAGCAACTGACACACCTTGTACACCACCAGAACATTGAGTTTGTGTAACTTTAGTTCCTTTATGATCACATTTAAGATCTGCTGGTCCTAATTCAAATAGAATTTGTGGTTGACGTTTTGTGGTAATATCACTTAAAGGAAGAATCTTTCTAATGATAACTCTAGGATCAGAAGTCCTATTAATCATATATGAAGGACTACCAGCATTACCAAATACCAATGTGGTACCAAGAGGTAACATTGTTCTCCATTGAGGAG